AGAAGACGACTCAGAGGAGTAGTTCTCTATGATGGCATGTAAAGGCATGGGTGCAATAAACCCAGCTAAACGTCCTACTGCACTTAATAAGGGTGGGACAGTAAAAGACGCTTGCTATAAGAAGGTGAAGAGGCAGTACAAAGTCTTCCCTTCCGCGTATGCGTCAGGTGCTATTGCTAAGTGCAGGAAGAAGAAAGCCAGTGGCCGTTCGTAAAACTGCCAAAGGCGCAGCCTTAAAGCGTTGGTTCAAGGAAGACTGGAAGGACGTAAAGACAGGTAAAGCCTGTGGGCGCAAGAAAGGAGACAAACGAGGAACGCCGTACTGTAGGCCCACAAAGAGGGTTTCTAGTAAAACACCTAAGACATCGGGTGAAATGACAGCGGCAGAGAAGAAGTCTCGTGTAGCACAGAAGAAACGTCTAGGCCAACCAGCAGGTAAACCTAAACGAGTCACTCCGTTAAAAAGGAGAAAGAAGTAATGGCTAAAGGTGTAATGCACTACTTCAAAGATGGTAAGCCCCATAGAGGGGGTACGCATAAACACGCCGATGGGACAGTAATGACAGGGAAGACGATGACTAAAGCTTCTAAGAAACTGTTTCATTATGGCGATCTATCTACCAAGGCAAGGGCTACTGCACGGAAAAGTTGGGGTAAGTAATGGCTGTATCGGGTACTACTACATTTAATATGGAGTTCACAGAGATCGCTGAAGAGGCGTTTGAACGTGCCGGTAGGGAGCTACACTCTGGCTATGATCTACGCACAGCGCGTCGTTCTATGAACCTACTGACCATTGAGTGGGCTAATCGTGGCGTTAATATGTGGACCATTGAGGAGGGTTTCGTAAACCTTGTTCAAGGCACAGCTACTTATGACCTACCCGCTAATACTATTGATTTAATAGAGCAGTTTATTCGCACCAGTGAGGGCAATGCAGTTACTCAGACTGACTTGAATCTTTCACGTATCAGTGTAGATACTTATTCTTCTATTCCTAATAAGTTAACTCAGGGTCGCCCTATACAAGCGTGGGTTGATCGTAAGACAGACAACCCGCAGATTACCGTATGGCCTGTACCAAACCAAGGTACGGTGCCTGAGCCTTTTTATGTGCTTAGATACTACCGTCTTAAACGTATTGATGATGCAGGGACGGGCGTTAACACAGCCGATATGCCCTTTCGTTTCTTTCCCGCACTTGTAGCAGGACTAGCGTATTACTTAGCTACTAAGATACCTGAAGGCATGGCACGGCTAGAAATGCTCAAAGCACAGTATGATGAACAGTATACGTTAGCTGCGGGAGAGGATAGAGAAAAGGCTTCTGAAATGCTTATACCTCGCTTGTATGGACCTAGGTAACTATGAGCCAGAAATTTGCATCAGGCCAAAATGCGTTAGCAGAGTGCGACGTATGTGGGTTTCAGTATAGGCTACGGCAGCTAAAACCTCTGGTTATTAAGGCAGTGGTTACAGGAATTAAGGCTTGTCCAGAGTGTTGGAACCCTGACCAGCCACAGTTAAGATTGGGAACATTTGCGATAAATGACCCACAGGCAATACGAGATCCAAGACCAGACTTTACAGGTTATCCTGCAAGTCGAGCGAGATTACAGCCGGTAGACCCACTCTTTGCGTTTGGGCATATAGGATTAGTCAGTGTGGTGGTATCTACTACTTACACAATAACGGTAGCTACAGGAACAAACCGTTATGGGACAGGGAACAAGTACTATGTTGATGGAGTTGTAACCCCAATGCTAGAACTAAGTGTGGGTAACACCTACAAGTTTGACCAGTCAGCAGGGACGAACGGAGGACACCCATTGCGATTCTCTAGTACTCCTAACGGTACACATGCTGGCGGTGTTGAATATACTTCTGGGGTAACTACCAACGGAGTACCCGGAAACGCAGGAGCTTACACACAAATTACAGTACCCGTAGGCGCACCTTTTCTATATTATTACTGTACAAATCACAGTGGGATGGGGAACTAAAATGGCTAAAGAAAAAGGAATGAAAGTACACAAGATGGGTGGGATTAAAGAGTACGATCCCGGCACTACTGTTAACTCGCCAGAGCAATCTTCCGCTCCTGTAAAGACAAGCGGTATAAAGATACGTGGTACGGGTGCAGCAACCAAAGGTACTATGGCTCGTGGGCCAATGGCGTAGGGAGTTTTAGGTGAATTACACCGAGCTTAAAGCAAACATACAGGATGTATGCGAACAGACGTTTACGGACGACCAGTTGGCTATGTTTACTGAGCAAGCAGAACAGATTATTTTCTCTACTGTTGATCTTCCTGCGTTACGTGCAAACCAGACGGGTAATATAACTGGTGGTAATCAGTACCTTACAATGCCTACGGGAATGTTGTATGTGTACTCTTTAGCGGTTATTGACCCTACTAGTGCTCAGTACCATTATTTAATTAACAAAGACCCTAGTTTTATACGAGAAGCTTACCCTGTTGCAGCTACACAAGGACGACCACAGCACTACGGCATCTTTAGTCAGACTAGTTTTATCGTAGGGCCAACTCCTAATGTTACGTATGTTGCTGAGTTGCATTATGGGAAATATCCTGAAAGCATTGTTACTGCTGGGACTACGTGGTTAGGCGAGCAGTTTGATTCTGCTCTATTAAATGGGGCTTTGGTTAATGCTATAAGGTTCCAGAAAGGCGAAGCTGATATGGTAGCGTTGTATGAAAAGCTCTACGCTCAAGCTATGTTACTATTAAAGAACTTGGGTGATGGCAAATTAGAAACTGACGCTTATCGTAACGGCGTTGTTCGCGTACCAGTCAAATAGGATAATTTATGTTAAGTGCAGTAGGTGGAGTAGAAGTAGGAATAGCAACAACTTCAGCAGTTTCAGGGCGCGGATTTACCCCCGAAGAGCTGGCTGAACATGCGATAAACGAAGTTATTTCCATCGGGAATAACTCACACCCTGTAATACAGGCGCAAGCAGAAGCATTTAGAGATGACATCAGAGCCGTAATGGTTAATTATTTACGTCAAGCGGTGGCTTCTCACAACACCACATTAATCAACCGTTTTCGGGATGCGGGGCATCCAGAATTAGTGAAACTACTAGAGGTCTAACATGGCAATTACAATCACAACTGCAATGCCCACATCGTTCAAAGTTGAGTTGCTGAAGGGTTTACATAACTTCTCTGCGGCAAGTAACCGTTTTAAAATGGCGCTTTTCAAAGCTACTGCTTCAGGCAGTGGTACATTTGGTGCAGCGACTACTAACTATTCTCAGATGGGTGCTGACGAGTTACCTACTGCGACAGGATACACACAACTCGGTAAGCTCCTTACCTCTGTGACTCCTACAGCGGACGGTACAACAGCGATCACTAACTTTAGTTCTGTAACGTGGACTTCTTCTAGTTTCACTACATCAGGGGCTTTAATTTATGACACAGGCGATTCTAATTCTGCGTGTGCGGTACTTAGCTTTGGTGGCGATCAGACAGTAAGTTCCGGTGATTTCCAGATACAGTTCCCCACTGCTAGTGCTGCGGCAGCTATTATCCGTATTGCTTAAGTAGGGAAGTGCCATGAGCGGATGGGGTGAACGGCCTTGGGGTTTTAACGGATGGGGTGGAGAAGCCTCTAAAGTTGTAAACCTAGGTGCAACATGGGGCGCTCGTGGATGGGGTGAAGGCGGCTGGGGTGCTAATGACATTTCAGTAGTAGGAACTGGGCAAGTCGGTTCTGTTACCCCTGCTTACGGTCTTGTTCTAACTGTACCCAGTGTCTCTGCAACAGGTGCAATAGGCACAGTAACTTTAGATTATACAGGACTAGTTAGACCCACAGGCGTTGAAGGTACAGGCGCAATAGGCACAGTTAGCATTGTTGCAGCCTTTGATTTAACAGGAGTATCGGGTACAGGTTTAATAGGGGACTTCACGGTAGGGGTAAATGAGTTTAATATCCCAACAGGAGTCAGTGCTACAGGAGCAATAGGAACAGTTTCATTTAGTATAGGTAGCGTATTTACCATACCAAGTGGGACAGCGGGTACAGGAGCAGTAGGAACTGTAACCCCTGCATACGATAGAAACGTAGCAGTAACCGGAATAGTCGGCACTGGAGCAATAGGAACTGTAGTACCCGCTGTACAATTTGGCTTAACGGGCGTGTTAGGGGCGGGGTCAGTAGGAAACGTAACAAATACGAGTAGTGCTAATGTTATCCCTATTGGGGTTGTTGGAACAGGAGCAATAGGAACAGTAACGAGATCGGGATGGACTGCAATAAATACTTCACAAACACCGAACTGGGTTGGAGTAGACAGTTCACAAACCCCTAACTGGGTAGACATAGACACAGCAGCATAGGACTAAATTATGGCAACTTATGTAAATAACCTACGATTAAAAGAAATTACCACGGGTGATGAGGACGGTACTTGGGGAACCAGTACCAATACTAACCTTGAACTAATTACTGATGGCTTTAGCTATGGCACAAAACAAATGTCTAGCGATGCCAACCAAACCTTCACTATGCCTGACGGGACTGCGGACGCTACTCGTGGCTTCTATCTAAAGCTTACTTCAGCAGGTTCTCTTACAACTACTCGTGTAGTTACACTTGGCCCTAACACTGTATCTAAAGTGTGGATGATCGAAAACGCTACAACAGGCGGTCAGACCATCACGATTAAACAGGGGTCTGGTGCTACGATTAATATTACCAATGGCTCTAAAGCTATGGTTATTACGGACGGTGCAGGAGCAGGAGCTGCGGTCTTTAACGCTAACCCAACAGAGGCTGGGGCGGGTACTGTAACATCTGTTGGCGGTACGGGATCGGTCAACGGAATTACTTTATCGGGTACGGTTACAAGTTCGGGTAACTTAACGCTTGGTGGCACGTTAGCTAATGTTAATCTTACGTCACAGGTTACAGGCACATTACCTGTTGGTAATGGTGGTACGGGTGCAGCTACTTTAACTGCTAATAATGTTTTATTAGGTAATGGGACATCAGCATTACAAGCAGTCGCACCGGGAACATCAGGTAACGTTCTAAAGTCTAACGGAAGCACATGGACATCAGCAGCAGAAGCCGCAGGTTATCCAGCCCCAACCTTAGTAGGCACAAACACTACCGCAACGTCAGCTTCGTTCTTGGTTGCTACGGCAGGTTCGATCACTATTACTTTACCTTCTAGTCCATCAGCAGGTGATTATGTAGTGGTTAAAGATGGTACAGGTGCAGCAGCGACAACTAACTTTACCGTTGCTCGTAACGGCTCTAACATAGCCAGTTCAGCTACTGACCTTACCTTCGATAAGAATTTTGCCGAAATCGTGATGACCTACATCAATGGGACGATTGGCTGGAGTGTGTAAATGTCTACTCTTTCAGAGCTTATACCATCTGGGGGAACCCAGAATAATATAGAGTTTGTCGCTCAAGGAACGTTGGCTAATGGTCAGACTGTTGCTCTACGCAGTGACGGTAAGGTTGAGGCTGTTAGTGGTGGTTTATTAGGTTCTCCCGTAACAGG